CCTGTTGTAGCTGTACTACACCAGTTTTACCACCGAGTGATGATTAAACTCTGGTAATAACACATCTTTGAGCCGCATATGGGTTATACGCGCCAATTCCGATGTTCTCGAAGATCGAGAAGCCGATCATACGGGCCGAAGGACGGTCCGCGCTGATCACGGTCAGTTCCTGACGCACCGGGATGCGACCGAAGAACTCAGGTTCGCCAGTGACGTAGACCGTTCCCTCAGGAACGATACGGCTGGTTACGATCTTCGCGCCCCAGAGGGTACCCATCAGGCCGGTACGCAGCAAGCTGGCCTGCGTCTCGACGTCGAGGGTATCACGGTCCCACTTGCGAAGGTCCGAGAAGTCCTTGGCGTTCAGGAACACGTAGGCAACACGAACGTCCGTGCGCTCAATGTTCGCGAAGGCGTCAGCCAGGGAGTTCGCCGTCAGGTTACCCGTGATGGCCAAGTCGGGGTTCGGGGTCGTCGGGTCAGTGCACAGTGCATCGATGGTCGCGAAGCCCTTACGGTCTTCCTCAGCGCCGACTTCGGCAATGGCCAAGTCGATAGAACGCTGCACCAGGTCGAAGCGGCGGGCACGGGCTTCCGCGATGCTGATCTCGGGATTGGCCGCGATCTCAAACAGCGGGATGTGTACGCGTTTCGGCTTGGCTACGGCCACGATGTTCTCGCCTTCCTCAGACACGACATAGGCAGTCACGTTGGGATCTTTGTCATACAGGGGCACAACACCGTCCAGAAGGGTCTCAACCAGAAACGCCTTGCGGATGACGGAGCTGTAGTCACGGCGGCGACGCAGTGGGGACACCAAGGTCGCTGCCAAGCGTGAGCGGTTCGCGGGAGTCGTGATGTACTTCGCGAACAACTCGTATTTGCGTTCGTTTGTTACCTGTGACATAGGATATCTTCCTCCTTCTTGAAGTGACCGTTATTTTGGTCCTTCTCGTTGCGGTTGCTTTTCCTAGAGGGGAAGAATCACGTCTTCCCCTCCAGGACACTTTCTTCAGATGGCCATGTTCAGTCCGATGGTCGGTGACGTGGCACTCGGAACCTTGGTGACGAATCCGATGATAACCGTTGAAGCTCCTGCTTCGTTGGTCAACAGACCCCAGACAGAACTGTACAACGGCTGGCCAACAACGTAGGTGATGCTGGCTGTGTCATCCGCTACCGTATTCGTCTCGTACACATCAACCTCTACGGACATGAACTTCGCCACGGTGATCTTGCCGCTAGCCACAGCATTGGCATTGTCGAATGCCGCGCCAGCCGCGTCATTCATAAACAAGCCGATAGGTGTCAGCGTCTTGTGGCAAGGATATGCCGTGTAGTCTGCTCCAGCACTCAGACCTGCTACTGAACCACCAAGCACACCGCGAGGGGTGTTGACGCTGAGCGTCGAGTTGGTGTTGTTCCCGTAGTTTGCCTTGGTGAAGCACGTTTCACTCGCTGTGAACAGTGAGCTTCTCTGACCTTCGCACAGTACTTTCAACGCCATGGTAAGTTCTCCTTTGTTGCCGTTGATTCCTTGTTAACCGTTTCCTCAGTTGCCGAACACGTCAGACACATCCGGTGCATCTTTCCACAGACCGACAAGCTCATCATTCTCGCTTGCCACGCGCACCTGCGGAATACTCGGCTGTCCACCAAGACTCTTCACGCCAGCCTTTTTGGGCTGCTTCTTGGCTGCGGCAGTCGTTCCATCAGCGATCTCGTCGATGTCGAAAAGGGATCCGACATCTTGTTCATCTTCTGGCGTCATATCAGCGGGAACTTCGGGCTCACTGAACATGTCAATGGTCAGTGCACTCTCGTCACCGATGTCTTGCAGGGTCACATCTTCTGCAACAATCTGTTCTGCAGCTTCCACAGGAGCAGCTTCAACCTGAACGGCTTCAGCAACTGGTGCGGTGGCCGGGATTGCTGTCACAACTGGAGTTGCTACTGCGGCTGGTGCAGGAGTTGCTTCTACCTTGGCGGCTTCTGCAACCGGGGCAGTAACATCTACGGTTGCGGTCTTGTCTTCTTCCTTCTTGTCTTCCTCGTCCTTCTTGTCCTCTTCCTTACACTCGGCTGAGGTATAGATGGACTCAGAATCAGCGAAGCGCTTCAGTGCTGCATCAATGCGTGAAGATCCCAGACGCATAAAGTCGCGCGCCTGTGCTTCGATGACAGTCGGAGCAACCTTGTCGCCAAGGAACATGATGGCGAGGCGGGTTGCCTTGTGGGCTGCGGCGAACATCGCGGCGGCCTTGGGAATACCGAAGCCAATCTCATCACGAGGATTGTCTTTCCACGGAGCACCCTGTTGCTGCACTTCAAAGCCGGGCTGTTCCACGAAGGTGTCATACTTCTCGCGGGGAGTCGCTGGACGACCTTCGTTTCCAAGGGTACCAGGGAACGGAGGTGTGTTCGTCTCACCAATCTTCGCACTGCTTGTCAGGCGTTCTCTTGCCATGGTCTAATCTCCTTAAGCCTTGGTTACGTTGTTTCCCTTACTCGATTTCAGCCGCGTGGGCTTCCAGGAAGTTGGAAACAACGTCCA